AGAGATAACCTCTCTGATGATTGGTATTTAATCATAATTCACAAAGTAGATGAAAAAGAAAATGCTTCAGGAGATAATGTAATGGCTATAGATTTAGGTTTGGATAATTTAGCGACTGTTACTTTAAAAGATAGTCCTAAAAGCTATATCATTGATGGTAAAGTAATTAAATCAGAAAATAGATACTATAATAGAAAAATTACTGAACTTCAAAAAATCAGAATGAAACAAGTAGGTAGTAAGCAATTCAAAGATACCAAACAAATTAGAAGCCTGAGATTAAAAAGAAGAAACTTTGTTGCTGATTACCTTCATAAAGCTAGTAGAAAGGTGGTTGAATTAGCAACTAAAAATAATGTAAATACTATAGTGATTGGTAATATAGCAGGCATTAAGCAAAACAATTCAAACAATAAACACTTTGTAGCAATTCCTATCCAAAGATTTAAAGATTTAATAGAATATAAAGCTAAATTAGAAGGAATTAAAGTTGTCTTTGTTAACGAAGCCTATACATCAGGTTGTTCTGCAATAGATGAAGAAAAATTAAATAAAGCTGACTATAATAAGTCTAGGCGTATAACTAGAGGCTTATTCAAGACTGGTAATAAAATAATCAATGCTGATGTAAATGGTAGTTTGAATATAATGAGAAAGTATCTTAAAAACGGTACTCCCGAAATGGTAAAACAGATTAGGGATATAGGAGTTGTGGACACTCCCGAGCGAATAAGGGTTGCCTGAATTTTTAGGTGGAAACTTAAATACCAAACTTCGTTCAAACTCACCTAGTAGCATATAGCTTTTTAAGTATATGTGAAGCAGTGAGAAGCCACCTCCAAATCTTATTTGTGATTTGGGAGTGGAGGTTCACTGTAGCAATGTATAATTTATTGCCTAACTACTTTATAAAGTTTATATAGCTTATATATAACTTATGCTGCTATATATAACATTTAATTTCTAATTATGCTGCTATATATAGAACCTATAAATACATATTTACCCACATGTATTCATGAGAACAAGGAGGTGTTAATAGATAATATAATATAACACAACATGGACTATATAACATGGACTATGTTTGTTATAGCTTAAATATAAGCTTTATAATGTTATCTTCTTCTTCTATTTAAATATGCTGCATAACATAATATACAATATGCTTATATATTTATTAAGCTTATATAGACTATATATAAAACAAAAAATAAATAAAAAATAAAAAAAAGAGCCAGTATAATTAATAACATGTATAGTATAAATATTTTAAATGTATTTCAAATTATTTATAATAGTTTACAAAACAAAAATTAATTGTTATAATAAAACAGACAGAAGCATATTGCTGGGCAGCACATAACATGTACAGCATACATCACATAAATGTAGAAGGTAGGTGATGATTAACATGGCAGAAAATATCGATACAGAAAACAAAGCAAATATAGATAGTGCAAAAGATAGTGCAAAAGATAGTGCAAAAGATAGTGCAAAAGATAGTGCAAAAGATAGTGCAAAAGATAGTGCAAAAAGCAAGGTGCAAAATCAGCCTGACGGTAAACATTTAGAGATAGATGAGCGCGAAACGATAAAAGAGAAAGCTGCAGAAATGTTGGCTGACCCTACTGTGACTACTAATCAAGAAGTCATAGACAATATACCAGTCAGCAGAAAGACGTATTATAAGTGGAAGAATGACGAGCAATTCATAGCGCGTGTCAATGCAAAGATAGACAAATACACTGATAGAGAAGTTCCAAATGTGTGGCGTGAGCTAATCAAAAATTGCAAGCAAGGCGAGACAAGAGCAATTAAGCTATTTTTTGAAATGAAAGAGAAATATAAAAACAAGCTTGAAATTTCAGGTCCAAATGGAGGTCCAATTAATGTTGACAAAACTTTTGATTTAAGCAAGCTATCTGACAAGGAGCTGGAGAAGCTTGAAGAGATTAGTGAAAAGCTTAGCGACTAAGTTAGATAGAAGTGCAGTTAAAAGAGAGAAAGCTAGAAGGCATCTCTGTGACTTTCTTGAATATGATAGTGGTTACAGCAGCGAAAAAGGAAGGTACAATTGGAACCGTGCTCAGCATCTTGAGATGTTAGCTGAAAAGTTAGAACAAATTGAAAAAGGCAATTTAAGGAAACTAATGGTATTTATGCCGCCAAGACATGGAAAGTCAGAGATGGTTTCGAAAAAATTTCCAGCATGGTATCTTGGAAGGAACCCTAACAATGAAATAATTTTAAGTTCATATACAGCAGATTTAGCTTATGATTTTAGCGAAATAGCAAGAAATACAGTAAGAAGATGTGGTGGCGATGTTTTTGGCAAAGAGTTATCTTCACAAGCTTCAGCTAAAAAGAAATGGAAATTAGCAGAGTATGGTGGGAGTTTAGCAGCAGCTGGAGTTGGAGGCCCAATAACAGGACGTGGAGCAGATGTCGCAATAATAGATGACCCGTTTAAAAATTGGGAAGAAGCTTCAAGTAAAACTATAAGAGACAAAGTAGATAAATGGTATCAGTCAGTGTTGAGAACTAGATTAAACCCAAAAGGGTCAATAGTTTTAGTAATGACTAGATGGCATGAAGATGATTTAGCTGGAAGGCTTTTAGATAGAGAAGAAGAAGAATGGCAGGTAATAAAATTTCCAGCAATAGCAAAATCAGAAGATGTTTTAGGAAGAAAACCTGGAGAAGTATTGTGGCCTGAAAGGTATCCAAAAGAAGAAATTGAAGATATAAAAGCTGGAATGTTAAGTAGAATGTTTGAATCATTGTATCAGCAAGTTCCTAGGGCGACAAGCGAAAATGCATTATGGGATTATGACATTATAACGCACAATTCACAATTTCCAGATTTAGACAGAGTAATTGTTGCAATAGATCCAGCAGTTTCGAGTAATTCGAAATCAGACGAGACTGGAATAATAGTTTGTGGTAAAGTGAATAAAAAGAAAGCTGCTGGAGGAGATAAATATTATGTAATAGAAGATGCTTCAGGAGTATATAGTCCAAGTGAATGGGCACAAATTGCAGTAAGCTTATATAACAAGTATCAAGCATCAGCAATTATAGGTGAAGCAAACCAAGGTGGCGATTTGATAGAGAGTAACATAAGAAATCATGACCCAGTAGTTAATTATAAAAGTGTAAAAGCTACAAGAGGAAAGAAGATAAGAGCTGAGCCTATTGCAGCATTATATGAGCAAAATAAAATAATACACACAAGGCCTTTTACTGAATTAGAAAAGCAGATGACAAGCTGGGAGCAAGGTGATAGCGATAGCCCTGATAGATTAGATGCTTTAGTTTGGGGAATTACTGAACTAAGTGGCAAAAGTAAGCGAGCAGGAGTTTGGTAATAGTAACGTGTAATATATTCGTTATATTTATAGCCTCAGTGTATTCCCTGTGCATTTAGATATTATATCAATAGTAATATACATCTTAACTATCAAATGCATGAGAATACATCCTTGTTTTGAAGTATAGGCACATATAGGTAGGTGCTAATTATGGCAAATATAGATAATGGAAAACAAGAAAATAGCATATTGTCAAAGTATAATATAAACGAAGATGGTAGCAGTAAAGCTAGTGCACAAAACAGTGATAATAATATGCTAACAACGAATGTTGTGTCGCAATTACTTGATAGAGCAGCTTTAAGTTCTATGGCTGGAAAGCAATTTAATGGAGAAAGAGATTTGTATGAAGTTTTTGGCTTTACACGCAGCTTATGCTACCAAAATTATTATGACAAATATGATAGACAAGATATTGCTGGAAGAATTGTTGATGCAAAGCCTAATGAAACTTGGCGAAAGCCTCCAAAAATAAAAGAAAGAGTAGAAGGCATACGTGAAGGTGATAATAAAACGCAGTTTGAGAAGCAGTGGGAGGAAATAGAAAAAGATAGAAGAATAAGGCTTTATAATAAGCTTAATAGGGCTGATAGGATATCTGGCATAGGTGAATTTGGGATAATATTAATAGGTGTAAATGATGGCAAAAGCCTAGCCGCAGAGATGGGGCAGTTAGACGGCCCTGAAGATATTATGTACCTATCACCATATAGCCAAGGAAGTACGAAGATTGATGATTGGGAAGAAGACCCAACAAACCCAAGATTTGGCCTTCCTAAGAAATATAAAATAGAGCTGAGAGCTGACCTAAATAAGAGCAATGATATAGATATTGAAAATGTAAAAGTGCATCATTCACGTGTAATTCATATAGCAGAAGACCTTGATGAGAATGACGTATATGGAAGGCCGAGACTGAAGAGAGTTTACAACCTTTTAGATTCACTGCAAAAATTAGCAGGAGCTTCGCCTGAAAACTTTTACCAAAACGCAAAAACTGATTTAAAAGCTCAAGTTAGAGATGATTATGAATTAGCTCCTGAAGATGCAGAAGAATTGCAGAAAAATCTTCAAGAATTTATTCATAATTTCACATCATTGGTAAGAACTGAAGGTGTAGATGTCGAGATGTTTGAAAGAAATATAGCTGACCCATCTAATCCTTTTGACGTATTAATGTCATTAATGTCTGCAGCGACAGGAATACCTAAAAGAATATTGCTTGGTTCTGAGTCTGGTCAGATGGCAGCTAACCAAGACGAAAGGACTTGGCTTTCTTTGATAGAAGAGAGAAGAAATAACTTTGCACAGCAGCAGGTATTAGAGCCACTTATTGATAGATTTATAGATTATGGAGCTTTAGTTGAACCCCCTAATGGGTATACAATTAGCTGGCCTGATTTATTTCAGAAAACTGAGAAAGAGCATGCTGAAATTATGAAGCTGAAATTGGAGGCTGCAAATGCATTAGCTGAAGGCGGTTCAAATATGATAGTTGATGTTGACGCTGTGTTAGATGAGATTGGACTTCCTGCAGATACTTCAGAAGTAGATACCGTTGATGAAGGTAATGAAGAAGTTATGAAACAATTCAACCAAAGCTTTCCAGAACAGCATTAATAGAAAGGCCTGATTTGCATGCCTGTAGTAAAAAGCTGCAATTGTAATAGTAAACATCAATCATTAAATGAGAAGTTGCGAAAAGATCCTACAGAGACTAAGACAATACGCCAGTCATATGCAAGAGATGCAAGAAAGAGATTTAGAAAGTTGAAAGGTTGGATAAGAAAAGTTATTGAGAAGGAAGATGCGTTAGGAATAAAGGGTAAGCCTGGAATGGACTTTAACAAAGCTGAAAATATAGTGATTACTATAAATCAACCAATAGCACAGCCACAAATGACAGAGAGAATTGAATCATTTATAGGAGTAATGGAAGAAAAAATAGATGATGACATATTAGAGCAAGTAAAAAGATCAGTAGAAGGTGAAAATTGGCAGAATGGATATGTAGAGCAGAGCTATAGAAAAGGTGTTAAAGATTCAGCGAATCGTGTATCTAAACTTCCTTCGATGGAAGGTGTATCAGCAATAGCTGTAGAAGAAGCAATGAAACATCCTACCCATGTTGATGCATTAGGATTGCTGCAAGAAAGGAACTTTAGAGAGTTAAAAGGTGCTACAGAAGCAATGGCACAGGAAGTTAATAGAACGCTGACTGAAGGAGTTATGCAAGGTCAGAGTAAAAGTAAAATAGCTTCAGCACTTAACGATAGGGTTGATAAAATAGGAATAACTAGAGCTAATACTATAGCAAGAACTGAAACTGTAAGAGCACATTCTAGCGCAACTCTTAATTATTATCAACAAGCTGGGCTAGATGGCGTAGAAGCAGAAGTTGAGCATTCAGTAGTAGATGATGGGAGGCTGTGTGAAACATGTGCTGGATTAGAAGGTGAGACTTATAAAATTAAAGAAGCAAGAGGAGTAATTCCAGTACATCCTAACTGTAGGTGTACATGGCTTCCTGTTACAGGCGATGCAACAAATATAGATAAAGGAAAATATAGTGGCAGCTAACCATCGATTTCTTCTGCAAAACCGCAAAGGAGGAAGCTTAAGTGAATTCTAACTTTAACACGTTTCGCTGCCAAAAGTGTGAAGAAAAGCTATTTGAGCATGATATGAAGGGTAGTGAAGGAAAAATAGTTATAGTTTGCCCAAATTGTGGCAGCTTAAATACGATTAGTTTTGGCAGTGAAGTTGAGAATAGGCACATAAACAACTAAACGCCAGTTATCTCAGTTGTATATTATATGCTCTCATGCATTTGATTATATATGTGATATAATATACATCCATAATATATAAATGCACAGGAACATACACTATAAAACCCTAATAACAATCTGGTGTTTTGTTACAGCTAAAAAGCAAGGTGGTGGTAAACGTATGGACAAAACAATTATAATTCACACCTTAAACAATAACCAAGTAAGAAGTGAAAATGTAGATGGCAGGGAATATTTAGTTTCACCTGTTGTCGCTGTCAAAGCTGGCGTTCTTAACGGGATGCTAGCACCTGAAGATGAGCTTAAAGAATTTTACCAGGTGTGGAATGATGTTCCAGTTCCTGTTGGGCATCCAAAAAGAAATGGAAAAAATGTAAGCAGCAGACATTTAGAAGTAGTTAACAACGATGTATTAGGCAGATTTTATAACGCAGAATGGGATGGAGATAAGCTTAAAGGAGAAATATGGATAGACGTAAAGAAAGCTGAAAATATAGCTGATGAAAATGAAGAAGTTGAAGAAGCGTTAGAAGCAATAAGAAATGAAAGCCAGATAAATGTATCTACATCATATTTCTCTAATGTTGAGATGGCAAAAGGTGTTTATAACGGAGAAGAATATGAAGGAATACAGAGAAATATTAGGCCTGACCATTTAGCTCTTTTGCCAAATCAAAAAGGAGCATGTAGTTTAGAAGATGGGTGTGGCACTCCTATGGTCAACCACATAAAGGAAGAAGGCAGCAAGAAAGGAGGTAAGCTAGTGGATGATTCTGAAATAAGCCTTCACAAAATGGCAAATAGAAAAATTAACAATCAGCTAGAGATGCCTAGAACTCCTGAGTATGATGGCACTGAAGATATGCCTAATTGGAGTGATGTGCCATTAACGCTAACTTCTTTCAGAGAAGCCTATCATGAATATTCAGATAACGCTCCTGATGATTTTGAAGATATCCCAAGTGATGGGTGGTCAGAACTATCACAAGACGCTAGAGATTGGATAGCAAGTAAGTCACTTTTAGGTGATCCAAACGCAAACAATTTAGGTGATGGAGTTGTCCTTCCTGTAGTTAATCCTAACACAAATAACCTTAATGAAAATGGGTTAGATGGCGCGCTATCGAGAGCTCCAATGATGGAAGGAGCTTCTTCAGAGACTATTAATGCTGCACAAGCTAAAGCAAGAACGCTTTTAAACGAAGAATTTGATAGAGAAATAGAAGCTGAGAAAGAAGCAAATAATAACTTCACAAAAAAAGTTGCTAATGCCTTTACTGAATTTATTAAGGAAAATATAGATAAGATCCAAAAGAAGGTAGGTGAAGATATGCAAAGCAATGAAAAACAAGAGCTAATTAATAACATCAAAAACTGCAAATGCAACGAGTTCACTGAGGAAGAACTGAGCAACTTAAACAAGAATCAATTGTATACTATTAATCAAGGATATGAAGTTACCTGTGACGAGTCTGATAAACCTGAGGGCAATTCTAAAGATGGCAGCACAGGTAATTTAAATAATAATGAAGGAGGTAATAATAAGATGGCTAATGAAGAAGCAGTTGAAGAAGAAGAAAAATTAGAAGAAGCTGAAGGTGCAGAAGAAGTTGAAGAAGAAGAAAAGAAAGAGGAGAATAAAGCTACTGAAGATGTAGAAGCTGAAAACGAAGAAGCAGCTGAACTTAATCAAGAAGCTGCAAAGCAAATAGTAGCAAGAGCTTTTGGAGTAGACGTAGAAGAATTTGAAAACATGAAAAGCCAAATTGAAAACATGAAAAAGAAAGAAGAAAACCAAAGAAAAGATTTAGCCGAAGAGTTGAAAGAGAATTCTTCTGTTGATTTCACTGATGAAGAGCTTGAAAACCTTAACACAAACACTCTGAAAAAGATTAAAAAAGCAACTGAAAAGAATCAACCTGCTAACTATCTTGGAAATGGCTTAAATAATTTCAAGTCCTCTAATGAAGATAACGGAGAAGAAAGAAAGTTTGGAACTTCTATTGAAGATTTCTCAAGCAAATAATTAGACGTTTGACAAAATTAAAGGAGGTTTTGAATAATGGCTAACAAAGTAGGATTAAGAACTTATGAACATTATGGGTATAAAGAAGGTGTTGCAGCTGAAACAATTACACCTGGCCATTTGGTAGAATTGAATTCTAGTGGAAATATTCAGAAGCATTCTACTGATGGTGGTGAAGCTGCACCTAAAGTTGCACTTGAGGCTGGAGAAATAGGCGAAGAAATTGATGATGATTATGAAACAGATGAACAAATAAAGTTTGCTTTTGGAATTCCTGGAGAAGAGTTTAATATGATACTTGACAGTGATAGCGATGATGTCTCTATAGGAAGTAAACTTGAATCTACAGGTGATGGAACGTTAACATTGCAGGATACAGGAGAAGTAGTAGCTATTGCATTAGAAGCTGCAAGCCCAGGAACAGATAATGTACGCATCAAAGTGGAGGTGCTTTAAATGACTGTAAGTAGAATAGAACAACTTAAAAAGAATGCTCCAAATGATTTCTCAAAGTTCTTAGTCAATGGTGCTCAACTTAAGGATTATAAAGAAGCTCAAATTAATAACGATTCTAGCCTTCTTCGATATGACGAATGGAAAGAAATTGATGACCAAGTTTTAGACGTTGTAAGGACTAGGTTAGATGCAGTTCAGGATTTGCTTGACGCTGGCTTAACTCAAGATCTTGGCGGCCTTGGAACTATGATTTCTGAATATGAACGCCAGTCTGATATTTCTGATGCAGATATCTCAATGAGTCCTCAAGCACGCTCTGATGATGATACACAAAACTTTGATTTGACTGGAGTTCCTATCCCAATAGTTCACAAAGACTTCAGCTTAAACATTAGGCGTCTACTTGCTTCTCGTAGAAGAGGAGATGGGCTTGATGTTTCAGTCGCAAATGCTGCATCAAGAAAAGTTTCTGAAGCATCTGAAAGTATGGTAGTCAACGGTGCTGATATCCAGTTTGGCGATTATCAGATATATGGTTACATGAATCATCCAAATGCAATAGACGTAGATGCAGCTGGTGAATGGTCAAATGACATTGCAAATATCTATCCTACTATCCAAGACATGGTTGCAGAGCTTAACAACGAAGGGTGGGCTGGGCCTTACACTCTATATGTCAATCCTAATGAGTATGAAATTATGAGAGACGTATATAGCGATGGCTCTGGAGATAGCGTATTAAACAGGATAGAAGACCAGTTTCCTGAAATCGATGCAATTAAGAAGCTTCATGAGCTTGACGAAAGTGAAGTTGTTATGGTACAGCTTACTTCTGATGTTATTGACCTTGCTGTTGCAGAAACTCCTGAATCTGTTGAATGGGACAGTCCTGGAGGTTTTCAGGTTAACTTTAAAGTAATGGCAGCATGGGCTCCAAGAATAAAGTCTGATTATAATGGAAAAACTGGAGTTGCAAGAGTAACTGATGCTTAATGCCTCCCACATTTAGCATTAATCTAGCTGGTTAGCTCGGCCTCATGATTTGCTTTATTAAGTATTTCATGGGGCCGAAAAGCCAGACTAAGGTAGGTGATTTTGATGCCTAGAGCTACAGATGAAGAAGTGAAAGAAATAATAGATACAGATGTAGATACAACGCCATTTATTAAGGTAGCTAATTTGTTAGTTAATAGCCACGTAACTTGTACTGACGATGAAGAAATATTGACTGAAATAGAAAGATGGCTCGCAGCACATTTTGTAGGAATAAGAGATAAAGAAGTAAAAAGCTATAGCATAGGAGATATAAAGCAGAGTTTTGCAGTGAATACAGGAGCAAATTTAAATGCAACAGAGTATGGGCAGCAAGCTATCTTGTTAGACCCTTGTAATGAGTTAGAGAAGTTAAATAAAAAGCAAGCATCAGTTGGTGTGATTACACCGTGAGCCCTGGAAATGTAGAGATTGAAGACAATAATAATGTTCCAGAAATCGTTAAGCAGTTAGAAATATTAAAGATGGCAACTTTAGAAGTAGGAGTTTTTGGTCCTGAAAACTCAACATTAATAATAAAAGCTGCTGTTAACGAATATGGAGCTGAAATTGAAGTAACTGATAAGATGCGAGGGTATTTGTGGCACAAAGGGATGAATATAAGTCCTGATTTAGAAAAAATAACAATACCTGAGAGAAGTTATATAAGGAGCACTGTTGACGAAAAAATAGGTGAATGGCATAGAAAAGTCAATAAAGATTTTGAGAGGCTTATTGATGGAGAAATGAGAGCAAGAACACTTCTAAATAGATTTGGAAAAAGGGCTTCTAAAGATATAAAGAAAAAAATATCTGCAATAGACTCTCCACCAAACCATCCTTTTACCGTAAGAGGGAAGACAACTACTTCTGGTGTTGGTGATAGCCCGCTTGAAAATACTGGTGATTTGAAAAGTCAGATTACTTGGAGGATAAGGCTATAATGGCAAATAAACTTAATGCAAAGCCAATAATTAAAAAACATGAAGTAACTGTTACCTTAACTAGAGCTTCTGAAGGGTCAATACAGGATGGTGAATTTGTAGGTGGCGATGAGCAGAACTTTGAATTGCGTTTAGCTATATTTCCTATGACAGCAAAAGAATTAGAAAAATATGAAGGTGGTAAGTATTCTTCTCAAGATATACAAATTTATCAGAGACAAGATATTAAGGCGACTAAATTAAGTGATGGCAGCAAAGTTGTTTTTAACATCAAAGGAGAAGATGTGATAAGCTATCAAAACAATAACTATAAGGTAGTCCAAGTTACAGATAGAACAATAAACTCTAACTTCTATTACGCTGTAGCTACTAAGAAAGTAGAGTAAAGCGAGGAATAAATTATGATAGATTTATGGCAGTTTAAAAAAGATATTAATACCCCAATAAAAGCATATACTGAGATACCACAGATGCTTATATCTAATCAAGAAATTTCTGAAGATATGTATGAGTATCCTCGCATACTTTATAATTTCATAACAAAAAATACTCCTTGGCCTGCTTACACTATGATATTAGACAAAAGTGTAGTTGCTTATGATGAAAGCAGATGGGAAGATGAAGATGGTACAGAGGGATTCGAATACGATTTTGAATATGAATATGTAGCTAAGGTTGATGCTACAATTTCGTTTAACGGATATGATATTGAGCAAGGAAATTTAAATGGATATATGAGCAAACTTCAGGATTGGTTCAGGATTCCCAAACTTGGACGTAGGTGGCTTAATAAGCATGATGCTGTAGTACTAAACATTGGAGAAATCCAAGACAGAAGGCAAGAGCTTGAGGCACAATACGAAAGTAGGCTTGGTTTTGATGTTCAATTAGGTTTTGAAGATGTATTAGTTATTCCTGAAAAGACAATTGAAAAAGCAGAGTTTGAGATTAATTATGATGATGAAACTATAAGCTTTACTGAGGAGGTTTGAGATAATGGTAGATATTATTGATGTCACAATATTCGACGAGACTACTCCAATTTCAAAAGCAGGGTTTGGTCTCGGATTAATATTTGATGACGGTAATGACATCGACTATAAAGAAATTGAGTCAACAAGTGATTTAACAAATGTATCTTCTGGTGATCCGCTTTATGATATGGTAGAGCAGTATTTTGCACAAGAACCTAGCCCAAGTGAGGTAGCTGTATATGGGGTAGATATAGAAGCTTCTGGGACAAGTATTTCAGAAGAGCTGGATAAACTTGAGCCTGAAGGTAATGATGATTGGTATTTCTTGATGATTACTTCTAGAACAGAAGCAGATCTTGAAGAGGCTGCAGGCTGGGCGAGTTCTAACGGAAAGTTATTCATAGGTCAGTATGATGTTTCGACTTCTGTTAGTGCTATTAATACGTCTATTGAAACTATTTCTTCTAGCCGCGCAGCTGCTTGTGCACATGACGGAGGAACAGAAGAAGAAGAGCAGTATATGGACGCAAGTTTTACAGGCAGAATGTCAGTAACTGATCCAGGCTCTTCAACGTGGATGTTCAAAGCTCTTAACGGGGTAGCACCTGTAACTTACACAAACACTGATATTAATTCTCTGCTTGATGCTGAAGATGGCGGACCAGCAAACACTTATATCACGAAATATGCAACTGACATGACACTTGAAGGGAAGACTACTGATGGCGGATATATAGATATTCAGCGCTCTAAAGATTGGTTAAAATCTAGAATTAAAGAGGAAATATTCTTCTTGTTAAGTGGCCCAGGAAAAACTCCTCTTGATGATATTGGAATTAGCCAAGTTGTCGGCAAGCTTAAAGATGTTTTACAGAGAGCTGCTTCACAGGGAATTATAGCTAGAGATGCAGACGGAAACGCACTTTGGAGTGTAAGTTATCCAACTAGAGATGAGATATCTGACGTTAATCTAGCAGATAGGATACTCCCAGATATTGAGTTTACTGCAACTGTAGCTGGAGCTGTTCACAGTGTAGAAATTGAAGGGACGCTAACTGTATAAAAGTAAAGGAGGTTAATGAATATGAGATATGATCCGCAACGAGTTCATACAGTAGTTGATGGGACTGAAATTACTGGTTTTGCTGAAGGAACAATGATTACAGCAAGCCGAATGGAAGACAAGAGAGATATTTATGTTGGCGCTCAAGGTAATCATACCTTTACGAAAAATGCTAATGATGCAGCTGAGGTTACTATCACTCTTCAAGGTAATTCGCAAGCAAATAGCAAGTTAGAGGAGCTATATAACCAAGATGAACCATTCTCTTTTGCTTGTGTCGACCAAAATGTCTCTGGCGATGTTTCAGCTTATGGATCAGAATGCGTTGTTCAGAGTTTGCCTGATTTTGAAAAAGGTGGCGAGCTTGAAGAAAGAGAATGGACATTGATAGTCGCTAATTATGAAGAATCATTTGACGTATAAAACCATCTGGCATATAAAAACAAAAATAAAGGAGGGGTTTGAATGCCTGCTGGAGATAAAAAAGAAATAACTATTGACGGGCAAAAATATGTGCTTCAAAGACCAAAGGTGCGGTGGACTGTGCAGCATTCTGATAGGTGCACTGACCCACAAGGAAACTTAATTAGAGAGAAGTATATTCAAGGCTTGTTTGATAACGTAGTATTAGAGCCATCTGACTTAAGTTTTGACGATTTTGATAGCGTAACTGAAATGCGTAACGTTGTCGATGAGATAGAATCATTTCTATAAACCTAAACATTCTAAATATGTAGTAGGAGATTATGGGATACATTACATTGAAGAGATAAATAAGCCAAAATATAGAGCTAGGTTAAGAAAAAATCCAAGAAAGTTGAGGATGTATGACTTGGCTTATTACACAAAAGACATTAATGCTGTTATGGAGATGGACGATGACGAATTTGAAGAGGCCTATCAAGCTTTTGAAATGATAGAAAACGAAAAGAAAAAGCAAATGAACAGCCAGAGAAAAGGAGAAGGAGGTCGCTGAGGTGCCTGGGAATAAAGCAAGAAGTGTTAGGTTCGGCATAAATTTTGGAATAAACGATAGAAAGCTAAAGTCTGCTAATTCACAGGTCAACAGGCTAAAGAGAAATGTTCAAATGTCTTCGACTACTTTTGGAAAATTAGGCGCCTCAGCTCGACTTGCTGGTGCACAGATAAAAGCTTCTTTAGGAACTGCAGTATCATTAGCTAGACAATATAGATATTATTTAGTTGGGGCTTTTACTGCTGCTGGAGCTGCAATAGCAAGAACAACAAAATCTGCCTCAAGCTTTAACTTCCAGATGACTAGAGTTGGAAACGTAGCAGGAACTACAGCTGAAGAGCTTAATATGTTAAAAGAAGAAGCTAAAAACTTAGGGATTGAGACTGCTTTTACTGCAAAAGAAGCTGCAGAAGGAATGGAAGAATTTGCAAGAGCTGGTTTAGGAGTTAATGAAATTATGCAAGTTATGCCTCAGATGTTAGATTTAGCAGCAATAGAGAGCATGAAATTATCTACAGCTTCAGATATTGTAGCAAAATCAGTCAATGTTATGGGCCTTGAGTTTGATGAGACTAGAAGATTTGTAGACGTTTTTGCAAAAGCCTCTGCTGAAAGTATGACTACTGCACAGGAGATGGGTGAAGCTTTTACAGAAGTTGCATCGCTTGCTTCTAACGTAGGAGTAGGAGTAGAAGAATTGACAGCAACACTGGGTACTCTTGCAGATAGAGGTGATTTAAGTACTCAAGCTGGTCGTAGATTAAACACGGCATTAACCACGCTAATGACACCTACTGGTAAGGCTGAAAAAGCAATTGAGAATTTAGGTGTAGACTTATGGAACGCACAGGGAGATTTTATTGGAATAACTGAAACTATAAGAGAGTTTGAATCTGCATTAGCTGGAATGACTGATGAAGAGCGAATGACAGCATTAGGTGAAGTAATGCCTAGGCGAGCAGCTAGGACTTTCTTAAAAATAATGCAAGGCGGCTCTGAAGACATATCTGACTTTGAAGAAAAACTTAGTGATGCTGGCGGAACTGCAAGAGAAATGGCAGAGGATCAGCTAGACACTTTAAGAGGTTCTTTTGACAGATTACGTGGTAGTATTAATGTTGCTGCTATAAACATTGGGAATTTCTTTACTCCTATAATTTCAGGTGCTATGGAGAAAGTAACTGGGTTAATTAATATATTCAACAAGATGCCAGAGTCTACTCAAGCTTTAGTTGGAGGAATGCTTGGAGTAGTTACTGTAATAGCTGGAATAGGAGCTGTAGCTGGCTTAGCTGCAAAACCTTTATCTGCCGTAAAAACTGCTTTTACTGGACTTCTTGGAATATTAGGAATAGGAGTAGGGAAATTTTTAGCAATAACTGCAGCAGTAGCTGGGTTATATTTAATAATTGAGGATTTATATTTAGGCATGCAAGACGGCTACGACTCAGCGTTAATTCCGTGGATTAATAAATTTCTTGACATAATTGGAGTAAGCCGTGATTTTGCAGAAATTGTAATGGACGTAAATGACACACTGTATGATTTAGTAACTGGAATTAATATTGTCGTTGATGGAATGTTAGACCAGTTTTGGGGAGCGCTTAAGATAATAGGCGGAGCGATTAAATGGCTTTTGACTGGAGATTTGGATTTGTTAATGAGCGGATTTGATGATATTAAAATTGGAGCTGCAAAAATAGAAATTGGGTTTAGAAGAATAAGCTCAGGAATTATGTCTATAGCATCAGCAGCATGGTCAGGATTAAATTGGTTTATCGGCGCAATTGGCGGAATAATAGACCTTCTTATAGTTGATCTGCCAGAGGCAGTTGAGGATAGATACAATGATGTTGCTGAATGGTTAGGATTGCCAACAACTGATGATTTCATAGATTGGCATAATGAGATTGCTGAATGGTGGAATACTTCATTTGACTGGCCAGATATCCCTAAGTGGGAACATGAAAAAATTAATCTTCCTAACATTGTTGAATGGCTAGGAGATTGGTGGAGTAATGTAGGGCAATGGTTTGATAATATAAGCTGGCCTTCACTTCCAGATTGGGAGGTAGATTTTGAGTTTCCTAATATTATTGAGCCTGTACAAGATTGGTGGAACGACTTAGGTGATTGGATGGACGATAATTTGAGTTTCAGTAATCTATTAGAAAGTGTATTTGACATAAGTGGAAGCTGGCTAAACAAAATACCAGGAATTGGTGGAGATGATGGTTCAAACAATGTATCTGCAGGCACCCCATCAGATTCACATCAGCCTAACGTAAACATTGAAGTTGACAATAGCCAATCTGGCTCGCCAATCGCTCAGAGAAGATCGCAAGGAGCAAAAGAAGCTAACAATAATATTGACTTAGATTTCAATTTTGATAACGTATCTGCTGAAGATATACCGCAAATAAGAAGCAAGATAAGAGAAGAAATTGAGCAGATCTTTGAAGAAATAGAAGTACAGGAAAGTGGTGGATAATTATGGCATCACTTGGCGATATTGAATTTCAGGTAATTAATGATGAGCAGATAATACACTCTAACACTGTAACACAAAAACCTGTAGAAGATGAGGCTGATATTTCAGACCATATTAAAGCAGACCCTTTAGAGTTATCCCTTAAAGCCTATTTTGCTGGTCCTGAAGATGAGGTTAGGGATACTTATGAAAGCTTAGTAAACATTGCAAATAAAGATAAAGAGCTGACATACTCAGGAGCTACTGGAACTTATGAAAGAATGGCAATATCTGAGATAAGTGTATTGAAAAACTCGTCTTATGGGAATGGGTTTGAGTGTGATATTAAATTACAGCAAATAAGGGTAGCAGAATTACAAGAAATCGAAATAGAAGTAGGTACTGATCCTGAAACTGGAGAAGAAATTCAAGAAGAAGCAGATGGAACGCCTACAGAAAAAGACACGGAAGACGAAGAAGAAGATACTGATGAAGCAGACCCTACAACCCTAAATTTGCTTATTGAAAAAATATCAGGCTCTACTGAAGATAGCGATGAAGAAGTTGAAGAACAATATGAAATTCCTTCAAACGAATAATATATCAAACAATCATTAGGATGTGCTCTCATGCATTTGAATGTT